AAAAAGAATTGGCGATTATTACAACTCTGCATATGTTTTGGTTGAAATTAACGATAATGGTCAGCAGGTTGTAGACTCTTTATTCGAAGATTATGAGTATGAGAATATCCTCTCCACGGTTGATCTAAAAGGTAAGATTGCATTAACTTGGGGATATGGAAATAAATCTCAAAGGGGTATTCGAACCACGAAATCTGTCAAACGACTTGGTTGCTCAATCATGAAAAATTTGATTGAAAGTCAAAAGATTATTATTCAAGACTTTGATACAATCGCAGAACTCTCAACTTTTATTGCAAGGGGTGGTAGTTTTGAGGCTGAAGAAGGAAGTCATGATGACCTTGTAATGTGTCTCGTATTGTTTTCATGGATGACGAATCAATCATTTTTTGCAGATCTGAGCAATACAAATATCCGCGAAAAATTATATCAAGAACAAATGAGACAAATTGAAGAAGAGGCTTTGCCAACTCCACTTGCAGGTCATGTAGATGTTGACGTCGGAGAGCAGAGATTTGTAGAAGGTGGGGCAGTTTGGACATTTGTTGAGCGTTAAAAACCCCGTTTTACTAAATAAACCGTAGAATTTCTATCTCTCCAAAACAGGAGTATAAACATGGCATTTTTAGTTTCTCCAGGAGTCAACACTTCTGAAATTGATCTTACAACATCTGTACCTGCGGTCGGCACGTCTGCTGGCGCAACAGTTGGAACATTTCGTTGGGGTCCAGCAAACCTTCCAACTCTAGTTTCAAGCGAAACTCAACTCGCTGAAAAGTTTTTTGCACCAGATACAACGACTGCAACATCCTTTTTATCTGCTGCAAACTTTCTAAGTTACGGTAATAACCTTCGCGTTGTTCGTGTTCTAAACGACAATGCAAACAATGCAGTTTCTACTGCCAGCGTAAACGTTGCAGTCGGAAACGACGACTCTTATTACGCTACAAGATACAGCACCGCGAATGCATCAGTCGCATTTGCTGCTCGTTATCCTGGTGTCATCGGAAATTCTCTAAAGATTTCTGTTTGCGATACCACAGGGCAATTCAACAGTTGGGCATACAAGTCTTTATTTGATGCCGCACCAAATACATCAAACTATGCATTCGCTGTAACAGGTCAGCGTAAAGCAAATGATGAAATGCATGTCGTTGTTGTAGACGAAGATGGCTTGTTTACTGGTGTTGCAAATACTCCGCTTGAGCGTTTTGCAAATCTATCAAAAGCATCAGACGCAAAAGACGATTCTGGTGCAAGCATTTTCTACAAAGAAGTTCTATATCGCAATTCTCGATACATCCACTGGCTAGGTCATCCTCGTGCTTCTGACGCAACGACAGATGGAAATACTTGGGGTGTAACAATTGCAACTGCAAATGCTCGTCCAGGTAATGCATTCTATTCACACGCAAATACCACAAACACCACGTTCTCTCTAACGAATGGTGCAGATGGATCAGCTGCTGTTGGAAACTTTACTGGTGCTCTTGATCTGCTCAAGAACGCAGACCTCTATGACATCTCACTAATGTTTGCAGGAGACTGCGGTGAATCTGCAGGATTGAGCGATAGCGATCAGCGTGTTGTTGCTAACAAATATCTTTCTGTTGCAAGCACACGTAAGGATTGCATCTCTTTCGTTTCACCAGCAAATGCAAACGTAATTGGTACTAATGCTTCTGCAGATGCGATTGTAAACTATCGCAATCTACTAACAGATGCATCTTCTTACGGTGTCATGGACTCTGGTTGGAAGTATCAGTATGACAAATACAATGACGTCTATCGTTGGGTTCCGCTCAATGCTGACGTCGCTGGTCTATGTGTCCGCACAGATCAACAACGCGATCCATGGTTCTCGCCAGCTGGTCTAAATCGTGGTCAGATCCGCAACGTTGTTAAACTAGCATTTAATCCAACTGCTGCTGATCGTGATACACTCTATGCTAAAGACGTTAATCCTGTGGTTTCATTCCCAGGTGAAGGCGTTGTCCTCTTTGGTGACAAGACAATGCAAGGTCGTCCAAGTGCATTTGACCGTATCAATGTTCGCCGCTTGTTTATCGTTCTTGAAAAGGCAATCTCTCGCGCTGCACGTTCTAGCCTCTTTGAATTCAACGATGAATTTACAAGAGCACAGTTCGTGGCACTTGTTGAGCCATTCTTGAGAGATGTACAAGGTCGTCGTGGTATCTACGATTTCCGCTGTGTTTGTGACGAAACAAACAATACACCAGCAGTGATTGACCGCAACGAATTCATCGGTGACATCTATATCAAGCCAGCAAGAAGCGTAAACTTCATTCAGTTGAACTTCGTCGCTGTTCGCAGTGGCGTAGCGTTCGATGAAATCGTTGGTCGCTTCTAATAAATAGACTAGAATAAAGTCAGGAGAACACAATGGCTTTTAATGTATCTCAATTTCGTGCAAACATGCAGTTCGATGGAGCACGCCCTAATCTGTTTGAAGTGGAAATGGTGTTCCCATCATTTTCACTTCCTGGTGGTGCGTCTAGAAAGTTTAATTTCGTTTGTAAAACTGCGCAAATCCCAGGGTCAACAGTAGGTATTGTTCCTGTACAATACTTTGGACGTGAAATTAAACGTTCTAAATGATGAAGACTTTGTTGTCCGCAATGCGCTAGAACGTTGGATGAATGGTATTAATTCTCACAGATTTAATACTCGCCAAGCCAGCGCTGCAAACCCAGCTTCCTACTCTGCTGATGCTGTTGTACGACACTATGGTAAAACTGGAAATGTAATTAAAACTTACAGATTCATCGGTTTGTTTCCAAACGATCTTGCTCCGATTGACCTAGATTGGGGCAACAATGACTCTATCGAAGAGTATTCAGTGACATTTGCATATCAGTGGTGGGAAGCAGCAGCCGAATCAGTGGTTTAATTTTGAACATTTCTTTTATCATGGAGTCAACTTATGGCAACAATTAGCCTATTTGGTTGGGAAATCGTCCGCAGAAAAGAATCTACGGACGTCCAACCTGCCATTACAGCCCCAACATCTGATGACGGTGCAATAGCAATCACCGCTGGTGGCTATTTCGGCACGTATCTTGATCTAGAACAAGCATACAAATCTGAAAACGATCTCATTACTCGCTATCGCGAAATGTCAATGCAACCAGAACTTGAGTCTGCAATTGATGACATTGTCAATGAATCAGTTGTTCATGATGTGACAGGTAAATCAGTCACAATTATTCTTGATGATCTAGAACAACCAGACAACATCAAAGATATGATTCGTGTTGAGTTCGATAATGTTCTCAAACTTCTAAACTTCAGCAACGAAGGTAATGATATTTTCCGTCGTTGGTATATTGACGGCAGATTGTATTATCAAGTATTGATTGATCAAAAGCAAGCAAAACTTGGTATTCAGTCTCTCGTTTATATTGATCCTCGCAAGATCAAAAAAGTGCGCAATGTTCTTAAGAAAAAAGACCCAAGAACTGGCGTTGAAGTTGTGACAGGAACACAAGAGTTTTATGTCTACAATGATAAAGCAACGACACTTGGTCAAACAACAATCGCATCACCAACAGATGCTGGAATTAAAATTTCAACAGACGCAGTTGTAAATATCAACTCTGGTTTGATGGATCCAAAGAAACAAGTTGTCTTGTCGCACCTACACAAAGCAATCAAGCCACTCAATCAGTTGCGCATGGTTGAAGATGCTGTTGTGATCTATCGTTTGAGTCGTGCGCCAGAACGTCGTGTGTTCTATATTGATGTTGGTAACATGCCGAAAATTAAGTCAGAGCAATACTTGCGCGACATTATGACAAAGTTTCGTAACAAAGTTGTATATGACTCTGTTACAGGTGAAGTCAAAGACGATCGTAAGTTCATGTCAATGATGGAAGACTTCTGGATTCCACGTCGCGGTGAAGGTAAGTCCACAGAGATCACAACTCTCCCATCAGGTCAAAATCTTGGCGAATTGGCTGACGTCCAGTATTTCGAAAAGAAATTATACAAATCATTGAACGTTCCAGTTTCTCGTCTCGAATCGCAAACTGGATTTACGTTGGGGCGTGCTGCTGAGATCACACGCGATGAATTGAAATTTAACAAGTTTATTGAACGCCTCCGCGCTAAATTCACTTTGTTATTCGATGAATTAATGGAACGTCAACTTGCACTCAAGGGTGTCTGCTCTGTTGAAGAGTGGCAAGAATTAAAAGAAAAGATT